CTCACGCTGATATTGTATTGCATAGTATTCTCTCATTTCTAAATTATCTAAAAACTTTGTACTTTGTTTTTTGTTGATAAATCTAATTAACAAATATCCTAACCAGAATAAAATACCAGATATAAAAATACCTATAGTATCGCCCTTATTTTCTACTATGATGAAAAATATTCCAGCAAATAGAAATGTAAATAAATAAGTCCCAAATGTAATATTTATCATTTCATCTTGTATTTCCTTACGATTTACCTTCATGATTATTTCCCCTAAATATAACAACCTGTACGCTCAAATATTTTAAGCAACTCTATCGTATCGTTAAAAGTTAGTTCCTTTTCGTTACGGATACTATCAATCATTTTCGGCGAATTTCTTAAACAGGTATGCGCTACTAATAAAAAAGCGAATTTATTTGCTTGATATTCCTTTTCTTTTTTATCTCTATCGGTTAATAGGTCAATATCAAATAAGTTGTATCCGCCTTTATGCAATATAACATGACCTAATTCATGCGCCAAAGCAACCTTTTTATGGTTGATGTCTATTTTTGAATTAATAACAATATCCTTTGAAAAAGGTGTTTTTATCAACAGTCCTTTCAAATGCTTTGGCAGTGATCTATAGTGAACACTAATGCGTAAATTTCTAGCGATAACATCTGGGTCATTAGACCGATTTTCTTTAATAATATCTAACACAATAGGATACATTCGTTTCATACTACACCCCTATATATATTTATTTTTTATCCCTTTCATCTTTACGTGATGAAATAACCCCTTTAATCACATTCTCAACCATTTTCTTCTCTTGCTCAGTAAGTTCATAATCCCCATAGAACATCACTTTCACATTTTTAAAGTCAACATTGAAGGTATCACTTTTAATAGGTGGTACCTCTTTTGTTTGCTCAGTGCTATCTAAAAAATACGAGATAGGAACGTTAAAATAATCCGCTATGATTTGTATTTTATCTGCTTTAGGATTTGAGCGCCCCTTTTTCCAATCTGTAAGCGATGCCGTTGAAATTCCAGTATCTTTAGAAAGTCTGTACGCACTAATATTATGTTGATTCAATAGAGCTTCTATCTTGCTATATATGTTTTTGTTACCCATGATTTAATCTCTTTTAAGAAATTTTATAAACGTTTAATTGGACATTCTCGCAAAAACATAATATTATGAAATTGCGAGATAGCTAACGAAAACGAGATTATAAATCACGTAAAAATTAGCTAAGAAATATTAGTTATTTTTAATATATCAGAATCGAGGTGATATAGCAAGATGTATGAGAAAATCGAAAAGCTTTTAAAAAAGCATGGCATAACTGCATATGCATTAAGTAAAGCTACGGGCATTTCTACAGCGGCAATGACTGACTACAAAAAAGGTCGTTCAAAACCTAGCGTAGATACGCTAAAAAAAATTGCCGATTATTTCGGTGTAACGGTTGATTATTTTTTATAAAAAGGAGAATGTATGAACGAATTCTATGGAAAAATTAGTTTACACAGTTAAAGAGGTTGCTGCGTTACTGTCAATATCAGAAACAGCAGTCTATAACCTCAGAAATGACGGCAAGTTACACCAGTTACCGATACCCGGCGTGAAATTCAACCGGAATGAGGTTGAGAAATTAGCGGGACTGACAACGGAGTTTAACATTGTCAGATATAAACAGTTACAAGCAGAAAACGAACGCTTGCAATCAGAAAATCGGTATCTAAGAGGTGAAATAAGAAAAATCACCAGCCAAATGCTAGTGATCACAGGAGAATTAGAATGACAACGGTTTTTAAAGCTATAGGTGCAATCTTACTGATAGGCACGCCGGGCAGTTTAGAACTTGACAATATTACGTTATATGAAGCGGTATTACAAGGATTGTTAGGCGTTGCGTTATTATATGGTGGCATCTACATTGACGAAATAAAAAAGGCCCTTTAGTAATTGCAGTTACCAAAGGGCAGATGCGAAAAGTGAGTTATTAAAGCATCTTAACCTCATCATACACGATGAGCGGTTAAGGTGGCAAGGTGAAATTATGGAATGGAGATTAAATAAAAAACAAATCGCCGAAGTTACTGCGATGTTTACAGAGTTATGTGAAAAAATTGCGGATAAAGAAATTTCTCTTAATCTTGGTGTTAGAAAAAATGACACAGAAAACGGCGAAGTGATTTTTACTTATGATGTATACGCAATATATAAAGGCAAATTAATTTATATAAATATGGGAAGTTATCGTTCGTTAATGGACTCACCTATAACGAATGTTGACGTAGAAGGAATTATTACATTGTTGAAAGGTGATAAATAAAAATGGCTAGTATTTACGAACTAAACAAGGATTACGCGGAACTATCCGCAATGCTAGAAGCGGCAGAAACGCCGGAAGAAATCGAAGCAATTCAAAATACATTAGAAATGCTTGATTTATCCATTGAAGAAAAAATCGAAAACACGGCAAAATACATGATTAACGTTGAAGCTGATATACAAGGAATTAAGGCTGAAATTGATAGATTGAACAAAGTTAAAAAATCAAAAGAAAGCACTATTGAAACCTTGAAAAACAACATTGAATATTCAATGAAGCAAAAAGGTATCGAAAAATTAGAAGTTGGAACATTTAAAGCCGGTTATAGAAAATCCGAAAGCGTTGAAATTATAAACCTTGATGTAATTCCGGCGGACTTTACAAAGGTTGAAATTAAAGCCGATAAAACGGCAATTAAAAAAGCGCTTAAAGCCGGTGAAGTGGTAGAGGGCGCAGAAATTAAAGTAAACCAAAATTTCTATATTAAGTAGGTGGCATGTATGGAATTTAGAACACTAAAAGCGAATGAAATAGATTGCCGTATTCAATCGCTAAATGAAAAGAACGGCAACGTAGGTGCAGTTGTGCTGCTATACAAAGATGCACGCGTTGATATGCGCATGCTTGATGAAGTAGTAGGCGCAATGAATTGGAAACGTGAACATGCGATCATTGGCGATAGATTATATTGCACAGTTTCAATCTATAACCAACAAACCGGCGAGTGGGTTGGTAAGTCCGATGTAGGCACGGAAAGCAACACAGAAAAAGAAAAGGGCCAAGCATCTGATAGTTTCAAGCGTGCATGCTTTAACTGGGGCATTGGTAGAGAATTATATTCCGCTCCGTTTACCTATATTAATTTGCAAAATGGCGAATGGAAAGCGGGGAAAGACGGAAAGCCTAAGTCATACGCAAAATTTACAGTTAAAGAAATCGACTATGACGAAAATCGAAATATCAACAAGTTAACCATAGTTGATAGTAAAGGGGTTGTACGCTTTACAATGGGTGGAAGTGCAGCACCAATGCAAGCGACTAAACCAAAAGAAACGCACGTTGCCGGATATGAAGAATTTTGTAAACTTGCAAAAGATAACAATGTACCACCGGCAGAAATCACAAAATACATTGCAACGGAATTTAAAAAACCACGCCTTGCGATGTTAGATGCCTTTGAAATGGTCGCCGCTCTTGATTGGTTAAAGAAATTCATTGAGCAACAAGGCGCCGAATAATGAAATGGGTAACAAAAGGAATTAATGTTATAAAATCTATTGGCTATAACATTTTAATTCCAGCGCCTAAAGACGAAACGTTAAATAAGTTAGATCCGGAAGTTGAATATATAGTCAAAATCAAAAAGAAAATAAAACGCCGCTCATTAAACGCTAACGCCTATGCGTGGGTATTGTGCGAAAAGATAGCAAGGGAACTTTCAAAACACGCATACATTTCAAAAAACGAGGTATACAAGCGAGTTTTGATTGAATGTGGTACATTTACCTACTTACCGATTAAAAACGATGCTATCGAGCGTTTTATTGAAATTTGGCAAAGCCACGGGTTAGGCTGGCATGCAGAAGATGCCGGCCCAGCCAAAACGGAAGGATATTCAATCGTTCGTGCATATCACGGAAGCAGCGTTTACACAGTTGACGAAATGCGGCGATTGATTGATGCGTTAGTTGATGAGTGCAACCAGTTAAACATACCGATTGAAAATGATGATTATATCAACTCACTTGTAATGGAATGGGGCGAATATGAACAAAAGGAAAAGACAGGATAACGCACTATACGCCCGTACCAGAAAATGGGCGTATGAACGAGATGAGGGCCTATGCGTTCTATGTGGTGCAATGGCAACCGAGGTTCATCACATTGAATTTAGATCGCATGGGGGGTTATCAAATTTGAATAATCTGGCTTGCCTTTGCCGTGATTGCCATACAAAAGCACATGGCAGCGATGCAAAACAGATTAGGGAGATATTAAAAGAAAGGAACAAGGGCATTACATGGCAGAACGAAGAATGATGGCAAAGTCAATTATAAAGTCAGACCAATTCCTTGATATGCCATCCACAACACAAAATCTATATTTTCATATGTTGCTAGATGCAGATGATGACGGATTTATCAACTCGCCTAAATCACTCATGAGGGTGATAGGTGCTAAAGATGATGATATGAAGTTGTTAATAGCCAAACAATTTATAATTCCTTTTGATACTGGCGTCATCGTTATCAAGCATTGGAAAATACATAACTACATTAGGAAGGACAGATACAATCCAAACGAACAGCTATTAAATGAACGCGAACAGTTGCGACTTAATGATAAAAACGAATATGAAGTTACAACTAATTGCATGCAATCTGTCAACCGAATGACAACCACTGGTATACCAATGGTTACCACAGGTAAGGATAGGTTAGGTAAGGTTAGGTTAGGTAAGGATAGGATAGGTAAGGATAGTATAGATATACTATGTCATGTTTCACATGACGATGTTGATAAATCTCACTTTGAAATTATCGAATATCTTAATCTAAAAACAGGTTCAAAATTCAAACCAACAACAAAACCATATATCCAAGCAATACGATCACGCTTAAAAGAAGGGTATACCGTTGATGATTTTAAAACGGTCATTGATAAAAAATGTCGTGAGTGGAAAGGTACAAAGCTAGAAAAATATCTAACGCCTAAAACGTTATTTGCACCTAGCCATTTTGATACATATCTCAATTCAAATGAAATGGTAGCAATGACAGACACAGAACGAAAGGTTGCAGAATTAAACGCGCTTATTGATGCGGTTGAAGGGGGAACAAATGAAGCCGGAAACGTTGAAGGCTACGGGCCAATTATTGATATATGACAAATTCGATAGTGCGAAAGTTAAAATGTACGCCTACATGCTGGAAGATATTAACCCGGTAACATTGGCGGAAGCAATTAAACAATGTATTAATACATGTGAATTCGTTCCAGCTGTTGCCACTATCCGCAAAAAAGCGGCAGAAATTTCCGGTTATGTGAACGGCAAGGAAGAACGATTGATTGCGCAAGATGCATGGGAAATAGTCAGAAAAAAAGCAAGCCAAGTAGGATATGAAAAAGGCCTTGATGAGTTGGAAGGAATAACAAGGCTTGCTGCTAAAACTGTATGGCGTTTCTTTGATCAAAGAAACTGCCAATCATACAATGAAAGCGCCGCAATGAGCCAGTTTTGTAAGGCGTATGAACAACTGGCGGCGCGCGAACAAAAACGTATGGAAATTGCGGAAAGCATTAAAAGTAATGGCTTATTAATGGAAGCGCGGAAACGTGCAGAACTTAATATGCCACCTCAAACAGAAATAAAAATGCTTGATAACGGGCATTTGGTGGAAGTTGAAAAATTCGAACCGATTGACTTAAAGGGGTTAGTTGAAAAGGCGGATATTTCAAAAGAAGGGAAAGCGTTAATTATGGGGGTATTGAAATGAGTGAACAAAAGAAATATGAATTTACCGGAGAAATTAAAACGATATTTGGTATTGAATTTAAACAGATAAGGGCAATTGTAAATTTCGGTTATGTGGTTGCCGGTGAAATTGGCGGTTGGATAGAAAGCGAAAAAAATTTAAACCAGTCCGGCAATGCTTGGGTGTCCGGCAATGCTTGGGTGTCCGGCAATGCTAGGGTGTACGGCGATGCTGAGGTGTACGGCAATGCTAGGGTGTACGGCGATGCTAGGGTGTACGGCGATGCTAGGGTGTACGGCGATGCTGAGGTGAAAAAAGATGATGATTACATGGTTATTGGTGGAGCTGGTCGTTACAATCGGTTCACAACATTCTTTAAATGCCGAGACAAAACAATCAAGGTAGTATGCGGGTGTTTCTTTGGAACAATCATTGAATTCCGAGCAAAAGTAAAAGAGACGCATAATGGGAATAAGCATGAAAAAGTATATTTGGCTATGGCAGATATGGTTGAATTGCAGTTAAACGATGACGACAAGTAGGCAGTTTAAGTTGAATTTAAGGAGATAGAACAATGAACACAGTACAAATTTTAGGTAATTTAGCACGTGATCCGGAGGTGCGATACACACAATCTGGCCGTGCGGTGGCAACTTTTACGGTAGCAGCAACAAACACCTATATTGACTCCACAACAAATGAAACAAAAGAACAAACTGCTTTCGTAAACTGTGTAGCGTGGGGAAAGCTAGGCGAAGCAGTAGGAAATTACCGAAAAGGAAACCGCTTATTCGTAGAGGGGCGTATTCAAACACGTTCTTATGAAGATAGCAACGGACAAAAGAAATACGTTATGGAAGTAATCGCCGGTTTCGTTGGTGTATCCGCATTGAATGATACGGCAACGGAAAGTAACTTTGAAAATTTTGCAGATGATAAAGGCAACGATGAAAACGTTCCGTTTTAATAGGTGGTAAAAATGCTAGTAAAAAACGAGAATGAATGGTGTTGGTGTTTTAAAGGCTTTGTAGGTGAACCTAAAAAAAGCATTGAAGATGCCGTGAAAGATTTTGCAGAAACATACCCAGCGGAAGAAGTACCGATGATTAGAGTAGGGAACCCTTATTATTATGTGCCTACTGTTGATGCCGACCATGTCATTGAAGATGTTGTTGAGTATGATCTAGATGATGAAATAGCCGAATATTCTGATGAGTATTTGCTTAGTGTAAAACAGGAACATATAGACGAATTACAGGAAAGTTTAACAAAGGTATTCCGTGAATGGGAAGAACGAAACGGATATAAAAATACATCTTTTGTAATTTTTGAAACTATAAACCCTTTTGAAAACAAGGTG